GTCTCTAATGAAATCCCAAATATCTGTATGAGTTCTAAGCATTGTGTCCACGTTTGCCTGAAGCAAAACATGAACTTGCTTATCCTTAAGTACCGCAGAAATAATCTTGTCTTCTAGATTCACTTAGCCAGCCATTCTTTAGCCATTGCACGCCTTTCAGCACGCAGTCTCTGATCTTCTTCTTTTTCCGCCTTTGATTGTAGCAGACGATCTACGTTGTTGGCAAATCCCTTCCATGTAGGATTGGAATTTATACTAAAATAATACTTCATAGCATTATCAATATCATCAAATGTGAATGATTCAAGAAGTGCGTCTGCCGCCCACTGCTCATTGTATTTATTCATTAGCGGTATATTCATATTGTTTTGCTTACAATATTTTTCATACCTGCTCAAAACAGCAAAGCGTTCTTTTCTATCAGCCATCAGAAAATATGCTTGGTGCTAGAAACTGTAGCGGTAATGCCGTAATATCCCTCATCATCATAGTTGACATTGATTCCACTAAGCATCAACCATTCATCATCTCTTTGCAAATTATCAATCTTCTTGGCAACAGCCTTTAGTGCCTTTGCTGGATTCTTATCATATGCACAAACTAACTGTGCGTATTCTCCAGTTGCAACATATGCTTTCATGCTAATTCCTCCTTAGCCTCGCTTAGTTTTTCAATTAGTTGTTCTTCTACAAATGCATAAATGCGATTAGAAGCCTCCTTGGTTGATTCACCCTCACGCACAAAATCAGTTACCTGGCAGTCAAGCCTAAGAGATTGAAAATTGCCCGTATTCATTGTGTAACCAAGGCTCCATTGGACCTTTGTTGGCTCCATGGAAAATCCTTTCACTAGATGGTTTCATTGAAGATGGGGATAAATCTTCCATCCTCAGTCTTTGTGTAAAGCAGTATAGCATCGCCCATCGCATAACGCAACTCTTGCTCTGTGGGGGTTTTATTATTTGTTATTAGTCCATCTTTTCGTGCCGCCCCATGATGTATCTGCGACATTGCTTTGCGTGCTTCCATTATAACGTCTTCTGAGTAATATGACAAGTGGTGGAAGGCTCTTTCTCCACCTGGAAGTTCTCCTACTGGATTGGGAATGATTCCTCGTTTTACCAATCTTGGAATATGCTTTCTATGGCAATTTAATAGTTGTGCAGTTTCTTTAACTGTAAATGCACGCCTTCTTTTCTTTTTGAATTCTATAACAGTTGTGGTTTCTCTTCTATTTTGTGTAAGATTATAAAGTGTGACTATTCCCGCAGCCCGACTTGTATGTTCAACTTTAACGAGATCCCCATTTAAAAACCAAACCCTTCGTCTTGGCCTTTTTACCACTGGGATATTGAGAGTTTCGCCCTCGTCTTTTCCATTGCCATTAGCCATAGTGCCTCTTTGTCATCTGCTGCAAAATTATGATAAAACTTTCGTGCTCCACAAACAATGCAAAAGGTTTCTATATGGTTTTCGGCATTATACATACGATCAACGAAAACTCTACCGCGACATTTTTTGCATGTAAGCATAGCGGTTAATTATATCATGCAGGCAAACCAATTGCAATGATATTGACAGAAGTGCTAACACTTCCAGAAGAATTAAAACGAACAATGCCATCTACTCTTGATGTTGATACTGAAGTAATTACTGCAAAAACATCGTTACCGATGGTGCTTGTTCCAGTATTTACAGCAGTTGCCGTAACTAGTGGAGGGTATTTAAATTCAGATGCGAAGTTTAAAGAAAAGTTTCTTGTAGTGTTTGCTGAAACAGTTTCGTTAGAAACAATATCTATATATGAGGCATAGATTTTAGCATTACTATTTTTTACATCTTGCCTACCAACACCTTTTGTATCAATACTTGTATAGTTATATGTGGCGGTAGAAATGGTGTCTACCGCATCATTCAAAGCATCTGCAATTCTATATAAATATGTAACATCTAATGGTTGTCCACGATCTGGAAGAGGTACTTTTGCCATTTTTTAATTATACACCAACGTCTAATGTTTCGTAAAGAAGAAAATTAGGAAACTGTTCGGTTGTGGGGTTTACCTCTCTATATATTCTAATGGAAAATTTGTTTTTTCCTGCTGGTACAGCCAAATTAAGAGATGTTGTTGACGTTCTTTCATAATAAACCCAAGTGGCTGGATTTGCTCCATTGTCCCAAGTAATCCAAATATCATATCGGTAAATATTTTCAACTGGCAACCATGCAGCAGTTACAATTCCTCCACTGTGTCGTACCCCCGCAGCAGATGGCGTATATGAAATATTTAACGGAATTTCAAAAATTGGTGACCAGTATGAAAAATTATTTTGGTTATCACTTATTATTCTAAAACGGACAGAATATGACTCAGTATATCCGTTTGGTGCTGGCAAATTTTGTGGAGTAATAATTGCTTTTGGCATTATCCCACATCCAAATTGAACCTGAACTCAACATAATTATTTGTATTTTCGTATTTATATAGCGGCGTACCATCTGTTGTTCTCACAACAGAATATCCAACCATTCCATAGACTGGATTTTGGGTTGTATCATTTTCTATTCTTAGTCCTTCTAACTCAACATAATGTAATGGCGAGGTCTTTTGTTGAGAAGATGCTGTATGAACAACAGAAGCAAATATTCTTGCAATTCTTACCTGCTGTGATGTAAAATCTGAACTGGTAATTAAATCAGATATTGGTATTTCAACTACTTTATATCTATCGCCAGTAAATTCTGTTCCAGCAATTTCAATTTCTGCCTTGGCATATCCTGAAGTAATAGAACTTTCATTTCTATAAAACTCTAGAAGTATTTTTACATAATCTGGTTCTACTCCTGGACCTGTTGCATCTCTATCAATAAGGCTAAAAGCCAGTAAAATTTTATCTGATGGAGCATTTCTTGAAATATCAAAATTGATTGCATTAAGATGAATATGGGTAGAGTTGGCAAAAGTAACCGTGCCGCTTGCAGATGCAGATCCTACCGTTGCAGATGCAGAGTAACTAATGGTTGTGCTTGTTCTTGCAGTAATTGTTTTTGTACCGTCGAAATTAGCATCTGAAATATTAACTAAAACTGAATCTCCAACATTTAATAAATGTGATCCTATTGTTAGTGTGGCAGTTCCAGCAGAGGCAGATTTATTTGTAACTGAATAAAATGGATTTTCTCCAGTCCACTGACCACTTGCACCCTGAATAATTGAAGAGTCTCCTCTAAGTAAAATTTTAGAATCTAAAAATCTTGGACCTTCTTTTCTTGCTTTTCTATCAGCAGCAGAAAAAACTGTATTGCTTGTAGATGCTCTAAAATATCGTAGTGGTGTTGTTATATCTCCACCGCTTCCAAGTGGTGCTGGTGTAGTAATTTCTGAAATAGTTGTACTATGTGCCTGCCAAGATTCAGAAAAATTAAAAATCATTCTGCTATCAAAATCCTTGGCTAAACTATTACTGCCAGCAGACCAAAGACCTATTTCTGTAATATCGTATCTATTTTCTGTTGGTAATTCTGCGGTAAATGAAACCTTTGTCGTTCCATTATCATCAACAAATCCTTTTGAAGTAATTGGAACACGAACCATTTCAAAATCCATATATGTTTTTTCTGCCAACGTGCTTGCACTAGGAGCAGGATCATTAGCATCTAGTGGAAAAGCACCAGAGCCGATAGAAATATGACTAGCATAAGAAGGAACCTGACCTAAAAGATATTTAGAAATTATTTCTTTTCCGCCGTTTGTTATCATAACTCTATCCTTGTTACCGTTCCACTTTCTGAAATTTGCACATCTATGTTTTCTTCTTGTCTAATTATATCAATTTCAACTATTAAATTTCCATCATTATCAAAATATGGCTCATATATTCCTCTAGAAATAAGGTCAATAGAAAAACGAGAGAATTCTGCTTGCGATAAAACATCTAGGGAAATAATATTATTTGGATTAAACCTTTGTCTTAATCTTGAAAGATTTGCTATTGGCCTATAAGTCACATCTATACCGTCAATTAAATCATATCTAGAAAGATCAATTAATTCTGTGCCACCCAATTCTTCAAAAAATCTTTCAACAATATAGTCGCCAGTCGTATCAATTTCTGGATCAAGAACAATGTCTGGATCTGCTTGTTTTACTCCAGGAGGTGGAGTAAAGGTTCGTGTCGTAATCCATGGGTTTGGTGGAGTTGGTGGCGGTGGTGGAGGAGGAGAATACGATGGTCCTGGCGCTGGCGCTGGTGCTGGTTCATCTCTTGGCATAATTGTTTGTGTTGATGGTGCGTTTTGAGCATCAACAATTGCTTGATTTAGTTGATTTGCAATATGTCCAACAGCACCAGAGTCCATTCCACTTGCCAGTGCTTCGTCAAGCAATCTTACATGGTATTGAACATTTTCATTTTCTAAATATGAAAAATCCATATTACACCTCCACCAAATACAGTGTAGTTGTTAATCCTGATGAGTTCTTTTGGTATTCCATATTATAAATCACAAACCTCTTATCTTCTGGTGCAATTATATTTATACCCTCGCCTTGTGGATCTTTATAATCTATTGTAACAATATCTCCAAGTTGTAGATTTGTTGTAGCAAAAGTATTTATTCCAACAACCTTTTTAGGCACAGAGACCTTATCTATAACCCACCCAAAAATATTTTCTGCAACATCGCTGCTTTGAATGTATGGACTATCTATTGGGCTAAACTCATTTACCCCATATTTAATCCTACTATTTTTAATAGAATTGTATTGTTGTAATTCTCTAAAAGGATTGTTTATGGTGGAAGAAGTTCCTATCTCATCTTGTGTGAGTATAGACTTTTTCTTAAAATAGTCATCAACTGTCAAAGTATATGTTGTATCTTGAGTAAATGCTATTCCCATAATTCTTAAATAGTTGCCAGAGGTATCGTCTAGATTTAAATTAAAGTCAGTACAATTAAAGATAAGAAAATCTGCTCCATACGATCCTGCATAAAATCCTGATGTTGCATAACCCTTTACTCTGTTCATAGTTTTCATCATTTTTGCATAAAGTGCAGGATATGCTCTATCATACTTAACATTAAAGTATGCCATTTCTCTCATAATGGTGCCAAATTCTTCAAAGTACATTCTATACTGGGGCTGCTCTGAACTACTAATTCCTGCCAAGTATGTTTTTTGAATGATGCCGCTTAAAGCATATTTTCTAAGAGCCTCTGATGCATCAATTTGATCATCACCAAAAATTTGTGCAACTCCTGTTTGCGCGGTAAATGTGGTGTTTTGAGAATAATTGTTTGCAAGAGCATAAATATTTTCAAACATACAACGAGAAGATCCTCTTACAAATAATGCCATATTGTTATATTCTGGTAATGGATCATCATCATTTACCGTCGCAACTTGTTTTCCATTTAAGTACAAAAAGAATTTTCTTGAATTTGTGCCTGTTGGACCATTAATATATTCTGCTGCGAGATCATAAACTGTTGTTCCTTCTTCCCCTGCCAGCCTATTTTGTCCAACAAAATCTCCACTATCAACATTTATCTGTGCAAGACCTCTCCACAATCTTACTGGTATGGCTTTTCCATTAGCATCTGCTTTAATTTTATAGAAATACATATTTGCGATAATTGTATCTTCTGGTATAGATAAAACAGCGGTTCCACCAGTACTTGAGGTTGTTGTTAAAGATGGTGACGCTGATATTGTATATTGAAATGATTTTTTATCTGTTCCAATTGCCGTAATTGCATATTCTCCATTTAGCGGAGTTCTTGTATCCCCTGGGTTTGCAGCATCGACCAGACCACTTATTAATACTGATTGCCCTACTTCAAATGATATTTGGTTTTCTGTACGAACAGTAACAACGTTGTTCGTGCAAGATGGTGCTGGACTAGCAAGAATTTTGGCTAAAACAGAACCAGCATTATTGTCAGAAATATATTCATTTATATTGTCTGCTGTTAGGGCTATTATTTCATAAAAATATCCATTGTTTGTTTCTTTGTTTATACCAAATCCCAGTCCCCCTGAGCCACCATAAATTTTTACTTGTTGATCTGGAGCACTTGGTCCTAATGGCCCAGAAGATGCAGAACCTTCAAATATAGGAAAGCCACCAATTGGAGTTTGAGATGATCCTGTACCAGAATTAATTTTTCCAACTATTCTCATTCTAGTTCCAAAATGTTTGTAAGGGATGGCATTTCCATTTTGATCAACAAAATCTTTATAAACATAGGAAATAAATGAAGAAGGTTTTGGAGATGTTTCAAATTTTGGTCCATTAAAAACTAATGCAGAAGATTGTATTGTTCCTGGTCCAGTAGTTTTATAATAGTTTATATCTTGTTCCGTTGCATATCTTTGAGCCAAAAAGTTTTTAACAATTCCATTTCTTGATGATGATCTAGAAAGTCCATCAGCGTCAATATATGGTGGACCTATTTGAATTTTACCAGCGGCGCTTGCGCTTAGTGGTGGATATTCAATAAATGAGTTTGTGGTAAATAAATATTTATCCGCTTCCATAATACAACCACGAACAGTTGAGTTTTGGCTCCAATATTCATCAAGACCTGCTAGATGTTGAGTAATTGGTGTGCCAAATTGTCCTCTGCCGTGCTCTTTTATGGGACCATCCTTAATATTTATTATTCCATCAATAATTTCATATTCTGGTTTGGTATATATTCTCAGATTTCCCGTTGGAAACATTTTTCCATTGAATTTTAAGCCAGCCATATAGTCTTGATACTCTTGATTGCTAGTTATCCATACTGGAGATCCTTGTCCAGAAACTGTATATTCAACAGCATCAAACTTAATTATTTCTCCATTAGCATAAAGATATCCAGAAAATGAGGGTATCCAGTAAACATTTTCTCCAACATCAATGATATTATTAAATATAACATTAGTTTGTGCATATGGAACACTTGCTGTTAAATTGCTATTAAGTGGAACTGCTCCTAATGTATACCCACTATTTTGAGAGGCAAGTTCATTGATTGTTTTCGTTGCTTCTCTTCCTTGTACCTCCCACAAAAGTACGGGCTTATAAATGTATTGCTTGTACTGATCCAACTGTTGAGCCGTTTTGGTTGAACCAATAGATCTTTGAATATATCTAACAGTATAATTTATTTGACCATCATTATAAACAACTTTATCTGTAGATGAAAGATTAATAATATTGGGAAGATTTTCTCCCTCTGCTTGACCATATAAAGTTAAATCAGTAGATCTTTCTGATTCACTGTTAGGAAGAAGATATTCTTTAGACATTGTTATAAAATTATTGTATTCATCAAAGAACATTGCAGACTGAGTTGCCAATGCTAACTTTTGCAATACTGTTGCGACATTTTGATCTGGCTCAACAAAAAAGTATGGAATAATTGCTTCTGGATATCCCTTTATTCTTTTAAATGTATAATTTGTAAATCCTGCATAGTCTAAAAGAATTGTAATGGCCCAACTTAGAGATACCTCTGTTAGTAAAAGTTCGGGTGCAGGCATTGATTCCAGGTAGAAAAAGAAATCTCGCAAGTCAACTGAAATATTAGATGCTGTTCCAGTAGCCTGTGGAAATGATTCACTATACATTGTTTTTATTGGTATAAAATAATCAATACCATCAACATTTTTAGTTATATCATAAAATAAAAATTTAATTGGCATATCCAAATAGTTTGCCAATATGCTTCCAGTTCTTGTATCAAAATCAAATGGGTTGTTTGAGTTAAAAGAAAAGTCGGTATCAAAAATTTCTATTTGACCAGTAGAAGCAAATAGTCCACCTACAGGAATAGATCCATTGCCAAGATCAGACATTGTTTTTGTTATAGAAAATGACGATACAGAATAACTAATATCAGTGGTTAGTCTTGGAGACATTTCAATAAGATCAAAAGTACAATTTTTCTTATTCATTGTTTCTACAACAATTCGCATACCTTTAATCCACTCAAATTCTCTATATTGAGGATTATTGTTTATGTCATAAAAGTAATCTGGATTGTTAATTTGTGTTACAAACTTGCTGTTGTAGTTAATCGTTTCATTAGAAATATCCCATGAATAGTCTGGAACAAATGACTCCGTTTCATCATTTGTTACATAAATATACATTGTTCCACGATCATGATCATTTTCTTTGACAAGATATGTATATCCTATTGGAGCATACTCAGGAAGTAGCGTTGCACTAGTAATGGTATCTGCAAATATAAAGATAGATTGATATTCTTGTGGAATTTGCAATCCATAAGAAATTTCAAAATATCCGTCTGAACCAATTATTGGAGATCCGTCTGATCTTACCGATGTTTCATTAAATTCTATTAATGGTTCCCACGAGTTATCATCATTAAGTTTTTCTACCCGCCAAATAACTGGGGTAGTTTTATTTGCATCTCCATAAAGAGGATCTGATATAGATTGATCTCCATATCTGACATTTCCTAAATCAACATCGCCAACATTTGTTTGCATTTTTATAACTATTTTATTAGTGGGCACCTGCTCTTTATAAACAACAAATGGTGCTGTATCTTCTATATAGTTTCTATCATTGACACGAAAAGATATTCCATGCTCTACTTGTCTTTGAACCTGTGCTTCTACTTCCCCTGGCCTTGGGGTTGGAAAACCGTATTCTGTTCTATAAGAAGTCCAATATTTAAATAAATCATCTCTGTGAGACATATAGTATCGTGGTCTATTAACAATATAGTTTTGATTTACGGTTTGAATATCAGTTAAACTATCAATTGGCGATGGGTTAGTAATATATTGTGCTTCAGCATAGGGGGCACCAAAGTTGCCAAGGTATAGAGGTTTATTGATTCCAGATCGTGGTCTATGAGGTTTTAGGCAATCTTCTAAAGAATAAAGTAACTTGAACTGTTCTTTGGGTGCAATAAATAGTGTTGGCTGGTCATCATCATCGAATCCACTATCAATTGCTACATCGGAATCAGTGGCACCAGTATAATAATTTCCAATATCTACTGGATCATAACTCATAGGAATAAGAAAATATTGTGATGCGGTATAGGTTGGGCGGTATCTATAATTACCTATTCTTGCCACATTGTCTGGTTGGTTCATATTCCATTCAGCATATACCGCCGCTTCAGTCTGAATAGTATCTGAAGTCTTTAAATGATTTTTTAATTCTTCAGATTGAAACATTACACTTCTTCCAAAGATAAACTAACATTCCAAAAATCAAATCCTGTTGCTGTCCCACCACTTGACCAGGCTCCGCCTCTTTTTTCTATATTATAGTCAAAACTAGAAAAATACATTTTAAGAACCTGATTATAACCACTAAGTCTATTATAGTTTTCTACACCATCAACTCTAAATTTATCATAAGCAAGAAATACCCAAAATGGTCCTGGATGATTTTCATACCAACTAAGAATATCTACTCCTCCTGCCCCACCATCCACGGTATACATAGAATATGCAGATGCACTTTGATCAATTTCTCCATTAGCAGGATCAAAAGTGACAGCATTTGAATAGGCTCGTGATGGAATTCTATTCCATGATGTTGACAGATTAAGTTTATCTGCTGTCCAATATGATCTCATGTTTCCATTAACCATTCTTTGTCGTGATTCTATTCTTTGCTGAGACATAGAAATTTCACCACGATTACCATCAGTGAGGATGATAAAGTCTATCCATTCTGTACCGTTTGGAACATATTGACCAGACTGTAGTGTGCCAGGATTATCAGAAAAGAGTATAGCCTGTGGGCGGCTTCCGCCAGTTAGGTAGGATCTTCTTCCTGCCATATATCCACTAGTAGCCACGATTACTCCTAATCTGCATGTCTTGAATTTGTTTAATCTTCATAATTGTCCTATTTGCAATTTCATCAGCGGAAGCATTGGCACTGTTTACGCTAACATTAACGCTATAAGTATTATACATGGGTGCGACAATATTTGATGTATTTTGTGTTTTAACAGATACATTTCCCGATGTTGTTTGCTGTGTATTAAATCTTGGCATTCCATAGGCACCCTGATTTATGGCCTGAAGCAATGGTGTTCCATATTTATCTACCATTGCTTTTCTAATTACAAACTCTCCAGGGGTCAACATGGCTGGAATAGAATCTCTGCTTCCTGGTCCCACTATACTTCCAGCAGCATATCCCTCAACCATTTTACCCACTCCATATTTCATTACTTTACCACCAGCCATCATTTGTGCTGGTGGTGGTTCGGTAGATCCCTTATAATTGACCATTCCTCCACCATAAAGCCCCATTGCAGCCCTGCCAGTCGCCAAAGCGGCCTCTGCGCTTGCCTTTCTTTGTGCTTCAATTTCTGCTCTTCTTCGTGCTACATATTCTACTCTATCAGCAAATGCACTATACGATTCACCAGCAATTCTTACTGGATCAATTAAACTATCTCTCTGTTGTTTTGCTAAATCATTTGCAGCCTTAATTGATCTTTGAACTTGATACCATGATTCTGCTAAATCATCAACTTTTTTAGTTACATTATTAACCCCCACCTCTTCATCAGCAAGTAACTCCAACCTACCTATTAATTCATCCGTTATTTCTTGATTTCTTGCTTTTTGATCATTAAGATTATCAAGAGCAAGTTGTGCTGGAGTCAATTGCTCTGTTCTAATTCTATTAATATCTGTTTCTCTTGCAAATATTTGATCTGCAATATCACGAATTGCTAAATCAATAGTATACTGTTGATCTTTAAGTGGAACTATTGCCTGATTTCTAACATAAATTTGATCTTCAATATCACGAATTTGCAAAGAAACTTGATAAGACTGTTCTTTAATATTTGCAATTTGTTTTTCTGCTTGTTCTCTTGTCAGACCACCAGCAGTTCTAAGTCCTGCTACGGCAGTTTCTGCCCCCTGTTCTAATCCAGCCCTTGCCTGTTGTTGTGCAAATTCTGCTTGTGATGCCCTCATTTCTTGAACAGCAGCAGTAGCAGCAAAAATATCTCCTTGTGAAAGAGCCTGAGAAAGCCCAAGTTGTTGTCTTTGCTGATTAACAATAAAACTATTTATTTCTGCAACCTTATCAAGTGCATCAATTCTATCTTGATATGATTGTCTAATTTGCTCTTCAATTTCAGAAAGTTGATCTAGTTCACGACTGAGTGAGTCTGCTTCTCTGCTTCTAAGTTCATCTTGTCTGCGTAACGCTTCAACTCTTCTTTCATCCATTTCATTGGCACGCTCAAGTGCTTCAATTTGCCTATCAATAAG